AGACGGCGAAAGCTTGAGAGCAATATGCCGCGATGATGGAATGCCAAGCAAGACGGGGTTTCTGTATTGGGTAGCATCGGACGCGGCTCGATCCGACCAATACGCCCGCGCGCGCGAAGCTTCAGCAGACGCCGACGCGGATGACGTAACGGACATTGGCAAGCGCACGTTGCGCGGCGAGTTTGATCCGCAGGCCGCGCGCGTTGCTATCGACGCGCTGAAGTGGTCGGCAGGCAAACGCAAGCCAAAGGTTTATGGCGACAAGGTAACACATGACGGCAGCCTCGGCTTTAACGTCACCATCAATCGAGACGACGCAGACCTTTGAACTGACGCCGCGCCAGAAAGAGGTCCGCAAGCTTCTTTCGGAACCGGCGAAGTTTTTTCTGATTTACGGCGGATCGCGTTCGGGCAAGACGTTCCTGATTGTCTATGCCTTGATCATGCGAATGCTGAAGGCCCCAGGGTCGCGCCATGCGGTATTTCGGAATGACGGGATTGATGCAAAGCAATCCATCGGCAACGAGACTGTCCCGGCGGTCTTGGCATTGGCGTTTCCTGGGCTTGTTCTGAAGTGGCACGATCAGGACGGCTACTATCAGGCCCCGAACGGATCGCAGCTATGGCTTGCTGGATTGAAGGACAAGGCGCGGCTTGACAAGGTTCTGGGCAAGGAATTCGCCTCAATCTATCTCAATGAGGCATCGCAGATCACGCTGGAAGCGTTCGGGGTGGTGCAGACGCGCCTTGCGCAGTCGGTAAAGGAAACGGATGGAAGGCGGCTTCCCTTGCGGCTGTATGTTGACCTGAACCCGACCGTCGCGGCGCATTGGACCTATCAAATCTGGATCAACGGCATCTATCCTGGCGAAAAGCGCCCGATAGCCGACAAAGAGAATTACCGCCACATCACGATCAACCCGGCGGATAATGCCGCGAACCTGCCGCCTGACTACATCGCTGCGCTTTCCAGAATGCCGGAGCGGATGCGGCGCAGGTTTTATGAGGGCGCGTTCACGGCGGACGATGATAACGCCCTTTGGCGTCGCGCGTGGATACAGTTGGACACCATGCCAGAGATGGGCAGGGTTGTCGTTTCGGTTGACCCGGCAACAACCAGCAATGACGGATCGAACGAAACCGGGATCATTGTTGCGGGATTGGGCAAGGATGGCCGCGCCTATGTGATTGCAGATGAAAGCGGAAAGTTTCGCCCCGAGGAATGGGCAAGGCGCGCAATCAGCCTGTTTGACACATACGACGCGGATTACATCGTGGCCGAAACCAATCAGGGTGGCGACATGGTGGAGCAGACCATCAAGTCAGTTGCCAAGGGCAGGACCATTCCATATCGCGCCGTGACGGCAACGCGCGGGAAGCATGTCAGGGCCACGCCGGTTTCTGCGCAATATGAGCAGGGCAAGGTCCGGCACGTTGATGACTTCCCCGAACTGGTGGACCAAATGTGTGCCTTCACCATTGACTTTGACCGAGGCAAGCAAGGCTACAGCCCCGACCGCGTTGATGCGCTGGTTTGGGCACTGACCGATTTATTCCCGGCGATGGTTGCCAAGGCCAAGAAACCAGAATTGCATATCCCGCCCCGCGAGGGCTTCGGCGCAAACCGCCGCTTCTAAGGTTCACCGATGCCACGCAAAACCAAAGCCCAGCGCCACGCCGAACTTCACGCATTGGCGTTGCAGCAATTCGACGAAAGCTATCTTGCGACGCAACGCGACCGCGAGAATGCGCTGGTTGCCCGGCGTTTCGTGAACGTTCGCGGCGCGCAATGGGATTGGGATGACCGCAAGCAATTCCAGAACCGGATGCGATTGGAGATTGACCAGATCAGCGGGGCCTTGACCCGGATCAAGAACGAATACCGGCGCAACCGTATCGAGGCCAAATTCATTCCGGCGGATGGAGTGGCATCGGATGACTTGGCGGATGCGGTGGCCAGCCGTTATAGGGCCGACACTTGCGACGCGCGAGGCAGGCAGGCGCGGGACATGGCGTTTGACAGCGCGGTCGAAGGCGGATTGGGCGGGGTTCGCTTGCGAGCGGAATATGAGCGCGGCGACTATCAGCGCATTTGCCTGGAGCCGGTGAACGACGCGGAAAGCAGCCTGTTTTTCGACGCCAACGCCAAGATGCAGGACAAGTCGGACGCGGAACATGCGTTTCTGATCACGCCATGGACCTATCGCGCATTCGTGGCAAAGTATGGCGAGGATGCTGCAAGCTGGCCGCAGGAATTGCTTGGCGAATATCAATATCAGTGGTTCGGAACCGGGACTGACCTGGTTTACGTCTGTGAATATTTCGTGAAAGAGCAGCGCAAGGATCGCTACCGTGTTTTCAAGTTTGAAGGCCCCGGCGATGAAGTGCAGGAATTCCTTCATGATGACATTACGGACGATGAGGTTGCCGATCTTCTTGCGCAAGGCTTTGTGGAGCAGGATGATCGGGTCGAGGATGTGGACCAAGTTCGCAAGTATGTCCTGAACGGCGCGACGGTTCTGGAGGATGGTCAGGTTATCCCCGGCAAGTGCATTCCGCTTGTGCCGCAGTATGGGCATCGGACGGTTGTGAATTTCGCCGAGACGTTCCGGGGCCATGTGTTGAAAAGCATTGATCCGCAAATCGTGTATAACCTTCAGGTCAGCAAGGTCGCGGACACGGCAGCATCAAGCGGGATTGAGAAGCCGATATTCATTCCCGACCAGATCGCGCGCCATGCGCTGATGTGGCAGAATGACCACGTTGACGACAACGCATTTTTGCTGGTGGATCCGATTGAGGATGCGCAAGGCAACATGGTGCCTTCGGGGCCGGTTGCCTTCACGAAATCGCCGGACGTTGCGCCTGCCGTTGCTGCATTGGTTGCGCTGACAAAGCAGGACATTTCCGATCAGCTTGGCAACCAGCAGAATGCGGAGCAGGTCCAGCCCGATATGTCCGGCGTTGCCATGGAAATGGTGCAGGGCCGGATTGACATGCAGTCTTATGGCTACATGGACAACGCGGCAGAGGCCGAGCGCCGGATTGCTGAAATCTGGCAAAGCATGGCGGCTGAGATTTACGTTGAAAAGGGTCGCAAGCTTAAGACCCTTTCGGCGGATGGGCAGCGCGGCATTGTGGAGTTGGGCAAGGATATTCTTGACACCAAGACTGGCAAGATGGTGCCCGAGGTGGACTTTAGCCGGGTTGAAATGGACGTTGATGTTGAGATCGGCCCGACTAGTGCCAGCCGTCGCAGTGCGGTTGTGCGGACTGTTTCGGCGCTGATCAACGCAACGCCGGACCCTGAGATGCAGGTTGCCTTGGCGCATGTGGCATTGCAGAACCTGGAGGGAGAGGGCATTTCGGCGCTGCGCAAATGGTCGCGTGGCAAGCTGGTGCAGATGGGGATCGAAAAGCCCACGCCTGATGAGGAAGCGGAAATGATGACGGCAGCGCAACAGCCGCCGCAGCCAGACCCGCAGGCCATGCTTGCCGATGCCTTGGCGATGGAAGCGAAGGCCAAGGCGATGAAGGCCCAAGCCGACACCGCGCTTGCCTTGGCACGGGCCGAGGAAGCAAAGGCCAACACGGCTGAAACGTTGGCGGGCATTCCGTTGGCCCGTCAGGAAACGGCGTTGAAAACGGCGCAAGCCATTGCTGGAGAGTTGAATGCTGGACCAATCTAAAGCCCCGGAAGCCATGATTGAGGAAGCGCCGGTTGAGACGCCGGAGGTTCAGGTTGAGGCTGAGCCTGAGGAATTGATTGTCACGATTGAGGGCGAAGAGCCTGAGTCGGACGAAGATGCCGAAGCAGAGGCCGAACTTGGCGACAAGGGCAAGCGGGCGCTGCAACGGGCGAGGGAAGCGGCCAAGACGGCGGCGGCAGAGGCGCGCGAGGTAAAGGCCAAGCTTGCCGAGATCGAGGCGCGCAACCGCCCGCAAGAGGTGGAAATCAAACGCCCGACGCTGGAGGACTGCGGCTTTAACGAGGAAGCCTTTGCCAATCAGATGTCGGAATATCTGCAAGCCAAGGCCAAGGTTGACGCGCAAAAAGCGGAGGCCGAAACCGAGGCCAAGGCGGATGAAGCGCGATACAAAACCAAGCTTGAAGGCTATCATGCGACGAGGGCAAAGGTCGGCGTTGATGACGATGCGCAGGATCGTGTGGTTGCCAAGCTGAACGCGGCGCAACAGTCGATCCTGATGGACGCTTGCCCCGACCCTGCCAAGGTGGTTGCTGCCCTGGCTGCATCGCCGAAAGCATTGGCCGCGCTGGCCGGTGAAAAGAAACTGCATCGGTTCGCGTATGAACTGGCCAAACTGGAAGGGAAAATCCAGATGACAAGCAAATCCCCGCCCCCGCCCGAAAGCAAGCTTCGGGGCGGTGTGGCATCGCCTGGCGGATCGCTTCAGGCGCAACTGGACGCGGCAGAGAAGGAATGGGAAGCCAAGGGCGGCGACCGTTCCAATATCATTGCCATTCGTCGGAAAATGCAGGCGGCTGGCGTGTCG